GCTGCCCACCCAAGATGCCATCGCGTATTTGGACCGGCTGGGTACTGATTCCATATCGCAGCAAGAAAAGCACATACGAATGCGAACACAAGTAAAACCAAACCAACGTTCTGCATTGCTTCCTCCTTATTCCCCACCTTCGCGAGGACATGGTTTGACTCACACAGTCAGTGATTACCTCTGTATCCAAGCTCTGTCTCATGCCAATACTGCCACTTCGGCGGCAGCGCCGACTCTGGCACTATGATCTTGCTTACCTCTGGCAGATAGCTTAGCATGTACTTCAGCGCATTCATCGCATGATCATGCGCATCCATCGGCTCGTCAATCCGCTGGCCAGCAGTGTTCTGCTTCCAGTAGTACGACGACATCTCGTCACCAATGAACACCAAGTCATCGACGAAGTAAATCATTGGCCCAGGGTCTTCCCTCGTAATAATGTGTGGCACACCCTTCTTGCCTGCCAAATACGAATTGACCTTCGCAATACCTGTGACGATATTGTTGCTCGAAGGTCGCATGTAAATCTTGTCATCCTGATACAGCTTCGCAATTGTCGAGCCGGTTTCCTTCATCCCAGCAACGACCGTCTTCTTGAATATGGAAGGATCAGCATGGATACGATTATTGAACATCAGCAATCCGGCATACCTTGCCCTGATGTCCCTAATCGCCTGCGGCTGCATGTTGTATGGAAAGTCGCTCTGGTAGAACCCATCAAGAACGATCACACGCCCACGGTCGTCCACAAATCCCAGCAAATAACAGCTTGGCGAGACTATACCAAAATCGTAAGCCTCCACTGCTTGAATTTGTACGTGTCGCAATAGACACTCTGCAAGGTAATTTTCGGCCTCCGCACGCGATAGGGTATGTACCGCCGGATCGTAATCTGGATGGACCAGCCCCTCGAATGCAACCCACTTTCCGAGCAAGAAACGGTCACGCATCTGGCCCTTGTAAGTGGCTTCGAGTCCGACAATATAGTCATGGGACAGATTCGCCTTGTTCGCATACGTGTCTGACTCAAACAGTTCCATGAGAGGCAGCCCCGTGTCGGAATCGATGAGCAGCTTCTCGACCTTCTGACCAGTCTTCAGCCACAACAAGTACGGCTGGATCAATTCCTTGTAGAACCAGTTGTGCGATGGGTTCGCCGTCAGCATCAACCACCGTGGACCACTCGCTGGCATCGTCAAGTCTTCGTCGTCCGCTAGATACGATGCATCGCCACGGAGACGGCCAAGCAAATCCAGGAAGTCCTTGTGTATGATGCCAGGGTCTTCGACCTGATCGACCCCTACCCAATCGTACGTCGCAGACAACAAATTGCTCGTCGCGCTGCCATCGCTACGACCCCTGCCACGCTGCGATATGTATCGGAAATTGACAATCGAGCCATTCTTCATATAGCACGTATTGTCGTCGATAGTCGGCTTCTTCAAAATCCAATCAGGCGGGCACCACTTAAAGAACACGCGCCTGAGCGTATCATTCAGCTTCGGATATGTCTCGCGGGCAAGGAGTCCATTGCAACCTGGATAGTCCTTGACCAGCTTCAGCGCCTTGACCGCGAGTGCAGTCGTCTTTCCATTAGCAAACGCTCCGCCGAATACCTGTATCTTTGCCCGGCTATGATAAAAGCCAGACTGCACAGACCCTTCGATGAGTTTGTAATTCGGCATTTGAGTCAAACACCTTGAGGGTTATTGTCGGACGGCTTGTTTTTGCCAATGGCCCGTTGTCGAATCTGCTGCTTGATACGTTTCAAGCGTATCCACCGTGACAAGGGTTTCTCCCGGATACTGAGGCGTTGCCGCCGCGACCGCCGCCACGTTCGCGACATAGCGATTCACCTTCGAATACGGCGGATCGACCGATCCTGACATAGCATCGGTGCCTGCCTTGTTCGGAACCCACGTCATTCGTATTGCCTCCGCTCTTCTGCCGACGGTCTACCAGCCGGCTCCGGCCTCTCAGCCAACGCGACGCCACTGGACCGCACCGCATAGGCTTCTTCCTTCGTCAGTGCCACAACATCACCGATGCCGCACGTGACGTGATCGCCTTCCTTCTCCTCGGGCGGCGGCACGTCAGCCTTCTTCATCTTGAAATGGTCCTTATGGAAGATGGCACCATCGGTCAGCACAGTGTATTCATGCTTCGCCTTCGGGTCTTCCACATCTGCCGGTTGCTCCGCATCGTTCTCGTATCCTGTATGCGATTTCTTCTTCGTCATTTCATCCTCCTACGTTGTCGATGGTCATACCGTTGACAGCAACCTCAGCATCACTGTCACCCTTGACAATCGTAATGCGGAGTTCACTATGCGCACCCTTGTTCTCAGCCATATCCTTTGGCCGAACGCCCGCACGATCAAGGATGTCAATGTTGGCACGCAGAACGTTGCTCTCCTTTTCCCCGTACATAGCAATACGATGCACACTATCCAATGCATCGTCTGCATATGCCGCAATCTTCGAAACGAGACGCTTCGACTTCGCGCTGACGAATTCGCTCGCAACGATTTCGAATGTCTCGCTGTACCCTGGATGCTGCCGCACCTGCCGCACTTCGGCTGGCGTCATCTGCAACATCTCAGCAATGTCGCGATCTGTAATCCCCATAATCGTCAGGGTGAATACGATCGCGATACCCTTCATGGCTTTCGGTGAGGCTGGCAACTCAGGAACGGCCCGCTTACGTGCCGGTTTGTACTCACTACTCGACTTCACGTGACTCTTCGCTACATCATCAAACAAGACCTCAGGAGGAATCGTCTTGCCGTCCGCCGTCACGTAAGGATCGCCCCAAGCTGCCAGCCTCGACCTCGTAGCAACAGAGCGTCCAGTACTCTTGCCACGGTACTTCTTTCCGTTTGACTCAAACACCATGTTACCAAGTCCCTAGCGGGTTCCCATCCTTGTTCGTCACCGCATTCGGTCCAAACGTCGAACGCTGCGACCACTTCAAGATGTCATTCTTGTACTCGGTCACGTCCGCGGCCGTAGTCGCACGATTAATAAGAGCAATCTGGTTGATCGTGCGCTTGCCGCCAAGCTCAACATTCGGCTCAATACTCGGGAATGTATACGTAGCAACGCCGCCAGGAGCCACCCCAGCGGTCGCATTCATAATGGCACGAAGCGGAAAACCGATCTTCGTGCCAAGTTCGTGAGCCGCATATGTCCGTCGGCCTTCCCTTCCAAGGATACTGGTCAGCGTCAGTAGCCCTGCCGAGTCAGCAAACAGACCACCCTTGACCTTCGCCGTAGCTGTGTTCGTTCCCATGAAACCTCCTGTTACGCGCGATTAAGCATAAAAGCGTTCGGCTTGATGCCGTTCGCCGTCCCTTGCATGAAGTTCGGATTGCTGCCAGGTTCACTACGCCCAACATTCGGTGGTACTAATGCTGCTTTCGCTGTATTGACCGCCACCTGCGCCGCGACCTGCACTGAATTCTTCTTATGGACCGCATCCATCTCAGCCATACTCTGATCTTGTGCCATCACATCTGCTCTTGCCGGATGGCTTGCTCAGCATCAATCGCAGCCTGCTGATTCTGCAACTGTTCCGCAATGATCGCAGACTTCACTGCGACTTCAGTTTCCTTGTCCCAGACACCCTGCGGCATGTCTGCATTCGGATTGAGTTCCGGCGACCCTGCCGCCCTCCACTTCGCCAGTTCCACCTGGACAATCTCGTGAATCTCGGCTCGCTTCTTCTGTGCATGCCGATCGATGATGTCTTGCGTCTGATCTGTGGTCGGTCCGGCCATTTCAAGTCTCCTGTTTGAGTCAAACACCGGCTGGGAACCAAAAAAGAGTGGGGACCGGATGCATTTGCTGACTCATGCACCCGGTCCCCTGTAAAGATGGGCATGGCACGAGGGTAAAAGCAGCGGCCGCGACGCGCTCATTACCCACTTCACTGGTCGTCTCAAAAAGCACCCGGCCTCCAGGTACTCAAGACTTCCAAATAGGTGCGCGCTGGAAAGGATTAAAGACACGCGCAGCTATACCATACAATCCCATCATTACAACCAAATATAGCACATATTCGCGTGCGTGTCAAGCATTATTTTCACTAAACTATCAATTTGATAGCACTTTTTTTCAATAAACTATCAAAATACACCACAAAATTCACTGTTTGACTCAAACAATACACAAAATACAACCTGAATACAACCTGAATACAACCAAAATACAACCAAAATGGGTCGTGTTTGACTCAAACAGCAGTCGATTTCGACCTTCCAACTATCATTTTGAACCTTTTAACTGCATTTCCGACCACCACACAGTCGTTACAACAGTAATGATTCCACTTATCACCCTCTTTAAATGTCCTCCAATGCTCTCGATGCAATATTTTCACAGCATTATTCCAACCACGTGCAGTGCTTGCTGACAACATCTTGTCGCATCCATCGCATGTAAAAATAACACCACCCTTCCGAGTGCGTTGAGAGTCCAATGTCATGATCAACTCCTATTGTGTGAGTCAAACAGCGAATGTGCATCACTTGATCTGGCTTCGCTACCCCCGGTGTGCTTTGGACTTACAGAGTATAGCAACATTCGAGCGGACCTGTCAAGCATTATTTTCATATTTGCCTGCGACATATTGTCGCACCCCAGTGCCCACAGCGCGTAAGCGCGTGACTTATAGGTTCACGGTTTGTTCTCATTCGCAGGTCGTTCACACTGCTCCACTCTGCATAAAGCCACTTCTCTCCACCGGGTTAGGGGGTAAGACTCTCCTCGCCGAAGGCACGGATAGTCTTACCCCATATAATCCCCCATCAGATATACCCTCCGTACCCTGTCTGTTTGACTCACACACCGCATCGTACCGTGCATTCTGCCATTATTGAGTTCCGCCGGTGCCGCATCCCCCCCCCCACCCCCCCCCAAAGTCAACGCGTCAATATGTCGCAGTTTGGAAAACGGGGCGGAGGGTCGCCGGCCGTGAACAGAACGAGAACGGATCAGGAACAGATCGAGAACCTACGCACGCATGGGTTGAGTAGGACTGTGTTTGTTTGGTTGTTGTTTGGTTGTTGTTTGATAATTGTTTGATTGGAGCCTCCCTTTTTGCAGTAAAATCCGCGGTGTTTGACTCAAACGAATGTGGTTTCGGGGAAACGTGCCGGTGGCGCGGATCGGCTTCGGCATTTGTGGCATGGGATGTTTGTTTGATGTTTGATTGATGTTTGTTTGGTTGTTGATTGATGATAGGAGACGGTGAAATGTTGGTTAGGACATTCCGTGCCTTGCGGCGAGGGAAGTCCTATCCCGGATAATAAGGTTGTGTTGATAGCTTTCCGCAACCCGTCGTTTCCCCAATGAAATCAATGGCTTAGGGTGCGTCAATTTGTCGCATTGTGTTTGTGTCAAACAATGATATCATGTTGATAGTTAATCGATTGAAAGGATAGGTAAACGGCTGATGGTCAACGGCTAGGGACGCGGAGGGCAGCGATGACGCCTTTCCCACGCGCCCCGACGGCTTGCCAGAAATGGCATTTCCCACATTGCGCGCGCTCTGTTTCCCGTTGCGGACAACGTAAGGCGCTTGCGACAGATGAGGCGGCAAATGTGGGTTATGGCGCGGTATTGCATGCAATGCCATGCCCTAGTAGATGCCAAATATCAGGAGTGCGAACAATGCATGAAGGTCAAAGACAAGCGGCTATGCGAGTTATGTATCGAAGGCAGGAGCGTGAACTAATCGAAACGTTCCGCGAGCGTGATAACGCGTCGAAGCGTAACCTTATGGCAATGGTTGTTGCCAACATGGTTGAAAATGACGCGTGCGAAGAAATGGTTCAAATAATGATCGATCAATTAGGACTGAGTGACGCAATCGAGCTAGTTACGAAATAACGTCAACCTATGGCATCTGCTACGGCATGGCATTGCGGGCGATACCGCCCCGCGTTTCTGGGACGCGTCAATTCCCAGCAATAGGAGTGCAAACTATGTTTAAACGATCCATGATTGTTGCTGCCATCGCATTGTGTGTCGCTTGTGGCGTGGCGAAGTCGCAGGAGATTGCGCCAATCCAGAGTGTCACCGATGCAATGGCGAACAAGTCTACAACGCCATCGTGGCAAGCGGTTTGTGGTTACAAGTGGCGTGCATATCGTGCCGCTACTGGAGCCGCTGGCCGTGACGCATACGTGGCTTTCATGCGTGCGCCTTCGTCTGAGGGCGGTTGCGGAGCCGGTGAAAACCGGGTCACGCCGCGCAATGTCGCAAGGTCGCATGATGACGCTATTCGAGCCTATCTCGAAGCTAATCCCTTGAAAGTGCCGCAAGCGCAGTAAGTATCAAGGGCACTGTACGGTCATTAGGAGGGCTGTACAGTGCCTTTTCACTTGCTGCCCTATGGGTAGTAAGCCGTTCATGCGGTCGCATGGGCGGTCATTCCTGGGAAAGGAAATGGGATATGGTTAAGATAGTGTCTAATAAGGTGGTCGCCGGTAAGGTGGTCACTAAGACGGTCGCGGCAAAAGTCGCGACTAGGACCGTTAAGTCTCCGCCGCAAGGCAGGGCCGAAACGGCCGCAGAACGCGCGGCTAACGAGACTACGGGCGGGATTGTGCCATTGAAAAAGACGGCACTGTCTTTGGACGTAGGACCGCGCGTCATTCATGCAATGTTTTCGGCCGAGGCCCGCGTCGGGCAATTGGTCGAAGAGTTGCATACGCTTCGCGGCGTCAAACGGTACGAACAATTGTCGGAATTGACGCTTGCGGTCGCGAAGGCTGCAAGAGCCGATACGTCAATTGATCTTGCCGCGACCTACAGCGGCGATAAGAAGGCGATGGAGCGGCTTAACGATCAGCTTGGAATTGCCCTAGGTTTTCGTGAAATCAAGGGTACTGTTGATCGTAATGGCCTGACGTATGAAGCGGTCGTGACTGCGAAAGCGGTAGGCGATTGCTTCCCATTGCCGGGAGAGACGCGCGATACCGTCAAAAACTTCGATCAGAAGAATACCTTCCGGTCTAATTTTATGACGCAGCTTAAGAAATGCGCACAAGCCGCGCACGGCCTAATTGAGCAAAAGATCGAAGCGAAATTGGATGCAAAGTCCGGTACGCTTATGATCAGTGGCCCTGCGGTCAAAAAGCATTTCGGGCAGGATCGTGTTCTCCTGGACGAAAGGCAAACCATTGGAACGGGGGACGCTGCGGTTAAGTTGAGCGAGAAGCCGAGTTTCCAGGCTCTAGCCAACATTGGCGCGGCAACGCAGGGCGTCGCGCCAGCGGCTCCCGGTGCAGGTGGCGCACAACACAGAGGGAAACAGAGTGGCACGGTAGGTGGTACTCTGGCACAGCAAGCGGTCAAGGTCGCGGAAGTGACAGGCAAGGAAAGTCTGGACGCTGCGATCGTGACTATCTGCAAGGCACTGCGCACGGCTCTCGAAAAGACGCAAGGCCCGCTGTCCAAGGGTGCCAGTGCCGCACTTGAGGAAACGAAGAACGCGATTGAGGTTAAACTCGCGTCCTAAGCGATGCGGCTCGGCATTCGAAAGGATGCCGGGCCGATCCTTGTTTGACTCACACAGAAAATGGAGTGCGACTATGCGACCAATATATGAGATTGCCCAAGAGATAAGGCGGGAATGGAAACGGCCCTATTTCGGTGCAATGCCCTACATCGCGGCTATGTATTCATTGCATGGCATCGATGACACCTATGGGGCCGAGAGTGCGGAAAGCATTGTGCTTTACTTCCTATCGAACGCGAGCACTTGGCGCGGCGATGTGGCGCGGCGAGTTAAGGCTGAATTGAAGGCAATGGTCAAATAGGCCCATGGCCTCGCGAAGGCGGGGCAGCATGCAACGCAACGCCAGGAATAGGGCCTGCCCTCTGGGGCCGATCCGGTCCTATTCCTGGTGCCCGTTCCTGGTCTGTTCCGCGCCTAGCCGCTGCCACAATCTTGCCACATGGCCGTCCCCCCCCTCTGGGACAGGCGCACCAGATATGGCCGAGGCTTGCCTCTGGGACAGGCGCACATGTTTGACTCACACGGAAGGAACAGGCGCATGAAGGTCGAGTACGAGGTTCGCATAACGGACAAGGACAAGCTGCGATTTGACACCGATGGACAGGCGCGAGCGTATGCCGCACTGGTCGTCGATGAACGGCCGGAGCTTGACTTTGTGATCATACTTGCATGGGTGGGCGACAAGCCTGGACAGCGATGGATCGTTCGACGTGCGTGCAAGTGGTGTGGCAGGCTCATTGGGAGTGGGAAATGCAACGAATGCGAGGGAGAATGGCACTGACTGAGGGGGGTGTGACATATTGTCGCACCCCCTACGATTGTGCTTGACAGATTGCTATCAAAGTGATATACTGTTGATCTTGTTTGCACACAGGGAGATCGGTCCATGGGCCGGTCTGTTTGAGTCACACAGGACAGTAGCCTTGCCCTCGCGAAGGCGGGGGGTTGAGTACCGCCGGTCTGTTGGCGACAAGTCTAACTACCTCCGCTCTAGCTGTTTGCACATGTGGTCATGAACACAGCCCAGCAGCGCAAGGGGATTAGCAGTTGGCAGACCGGCGGTGAGTGTTTGAGTCACACACCATGGCCTCGCGGAGGCGGGGCACGATAGGAGTGCAAAATGCGCAGAATACGAGACGCGAAGGTTGTCAGAATTACAGTAAATCTCGGAGACACCGAGCACGAGTTGGACACGAACATGACGTTGATGGATTTATACGAGACGGTTCGTGACAATGCATTGGGCGAGTGGTCCAGCATAGTTGTTACGCTGGTTCCAAAGGAGGGCGAAGATGACAATATTTCCGCACAGTGAAGAGTTCGAGCGTGGTAAGCGCATACGTGATCGGTCAGCAGCAGTCGAGCTTGCGGTTGTGCAAGCTGAGTTGTTGGCAGGTGAGTTCGGTGGGCGTGGTGAAGTGCGGCATAGTCTGTATTATCGGTTTGTGCAGACTGTGCTACGGATCGGTAAGCATCTGAAGCTGACAGATGACCAAATGGTAGATTTCGAGAAGAAGATGCGCGATGCGGGAGTGAAGGATACGACCGTCATCGTGACCGGCAAGACCGTGTACATCGAGGGTCACTTCGACCTGGCCAAGCTGCGGAAGGGCGTGATATGGTGACGATGTGTCGGAAGGTGTACGTGAATAACCAAGGCTATGCATACGGTGGACGCCAGTACTTCGGTACTGGCGTGCCGCTGTATTATTACGAGTTGTCGGATGGTAGCAGTGGCCACATACGGGCTCATTCGCGTGGGAGTGCAGTGAGCAGGTTGGTGTTTGACTCAAACCATGTCCTCGCGAAGGCGGGGAAGACAGGAGTGCAAAATGAAGCAGACTAAGAAGATGGAACGAGCGCCGGTCTATAACAAGGATGGCAACGGTCGGGTCATCAGTGGGCCGAACGAAACATGGATACCGCAGGAGAAGATGGGGAAGGGGAGCAGGGAGTACGATCCTTGGCAGGCTACGCGAAGGCCGCAGCGGACCAAGCAAGAGGCGATGGCGCTAGTGCCGAACATGCCGAAGGGGGGTGTGATATGAGCTGGAAACCACAAGTACAAGTTGCTGGTGAGGGCGAGAAGTGGCTCGATAATTCGTTGCGGTTCGCTACGAAAGAAGAAGCCGAGACGAGTGCGAGGGACTTGGCTCGGCGTTGGATAATGGTGACTAATCACCGAGCCGGGGAAAGTTTCGATCCAATCAACTACATGATAAAGGATGACCGGATGGTTGCGTTGCATCAGGTCGGGATGCGCGATCTGAAGCATGGCGATCTTGTGGTGATAGACGGAGGCAGCGTTACCTGTCATCCGGGCGGTGTGGTAAAGATCGAGTACGACAAGGAGGGCATATCGTTCTCGTGTGAGGCTGGGCGTCACTATTTTGACGAGAGCGATGTGAACAGCGACAACAAGTTGATCGGCATTTACAAACCAGTAGAGGCAAGTCTGGAAGCGAAGGAAGGGAGTGCGAAATGACTAAGGAAGAGATTACAGGGCTCACGGTGCGGGCTGTCGAGCAGATTGGGAACAACGCAGCCAAGCAATTGGAGGATGCCGCCGAGCAATTGGAGGCAGAGGCGAAGGTGAAAGGCGATCATCTGAGGGCGTTTGCGAATGCCATCAGGGAGCAGACCATGCGCGCTTCGGACGATCTCTCTGATTTCGTTCGGCGCATGAACGATGTGTTCAAGACCAACGAGAACCTCTCGCATAGGATCGACCCAAGGGCATTGGACGAGCTTGGGAAGAACCAAAGGTCTGTTCCGTCGCCGATCGATGGTCGGCGATAGTGTTTGAGTCACACACAACAGGAGTGCGAACGATGGCAACTAGAGCGAAGATGAAGGAGAGTGTCGAAAGCGGTAATAAGGAGCCGAGCGGGGCTCAGGCAAGCACGCTCCAGGGCAGGATTGTGAAGGAGTTGGGCAGGATGACAAATGAACTGCTCGCGAATGTCAAGCCTGACACCGGCAGAGGTGCGAACTTGTCAGGTGCTCTGGCAGAATTGTACGTGTGGGGACAGATCAGCAAGATGGCTGACGGTCACTACGAGCGGTTGCTGAAGACTGCCAAAAGCGATGGCGTGATTGATGTGGACGATCTTGATACAGGCACGCACATCGCAGCGGAGAGTAGGCATTTCGTCGTGACTGTCGCAGTGACCGAGCCTGTGAAAAGGTTCGATCCCGACGTGCTGGCCGCATGGGCGTTCAAGGCATACAAGGTGCCGGTTCCCACTATGAAGGAACAGATAGAGCACGCCAAGGTGCCAACCAAGCCACAGAAGCGCATCACGATAACTGAGCGTCCCTAGGATCGCCCTCCAGGACGCTTGGTGAAGGGGAGGCCGACTTGATTGCACTCCGGTCGGCCTCCCTGCTGTGGTGTTTGACTCACACGGGGGATCAGATGTTCAAGAAATGTACGTGTTGTTTCTGGGGTTGCTGTCCCGCATGTAAGTGCTACCGACCACGAGGGGAAGCCATGACCGTAGATCGTCAGAAGGGTAATATCATCTTCGAATGCGACGCATGCAACGAGACGCTGGAAACGAATACCAGCAATTGGGATGCTGCTATGAACATGCTGCGTCATGGTGGTTGGAAGGCGCGCAAGGAGGACGAGGAATGGGTTCACTATTGCGACAAATGTGTAGGGGCCTGAGATGCCACTAGTATTGCAGCCAACATTCAGTGACAAGACGCGGGAGCAAATTGAGAATCACCTGCTGGAGGTTAGAGCGCGCCGCATGGCTGCGGTTGTGACGTACTACGCAGGTGTAAATGCCAAGAACATGCATCTGGTATCGAAGGAGCGGCTGCGGGTCATGCGCGAATACCAGATGTTGAAGCGTGACCTGGACAGGATGCACAGGCTTGACAAGGCAATCAATGATCGGCTGAACAAGATTGTGCAGCATCAGCAGGAGTTGGACTTCCATCTCAGCAACATAGTGGAGATACCGGATGGCGACGACGAACGAGAGCATCAAGAGAGCGGAAAGGCTAATGGGTTCATCAGAGCAGGCAGACCGCCCGGTGGGTAATCACGTCATGAGGACGCGGTATCCGCAGATACTGCCGCAGCATACGTTCATGGCTAGGTGCAGCCAAGGTGTACAGACATGGTTGTGCTATGCGGAAAGCGATCAGAGCAGGCCTCTGTGTCCCGAGTGCGGCGAGCCGATGGAAGTCATTACGGAGATGAACACATGACGTTCAACGAGTTCCAGCGAGAGTTGCGCGCTCACGGTGTAGAAGGACCGCCTGCGTATTTCTTCACGTTGCTGTACGAGCGGCTGATCGAGACGGAGAATCAGCTTACGCTGTGCGCCAAAGTGGTCCAGCAGATGGCTACGTCGATGGAAGGATTCGTGCAACTGAACGAGGTACAGCAGCGCGAGGTTCGCAAGTTCATTCGTGGCGGTAGGCCGGATGGTGTCGAAGTCGCGAGCGTGGCGAACGAGCCGGAGGATTGAAATGGAACGTTCAGTGTATGTCGCGGCTGCGATCTTCATTGCCATGATTATCGCGGTGCTGGTCATCTACTGGTTTGTGGACGTACCACAGCCGATTGGCGATGTTTGAGTCACACAGGTAACGGGGAAGAAGTACAGCAGCTTGAGATTAGGGTCTATCAAGTTGCTGAGTGCAAAGACCCGACAGAAGGACGTGCTACATGAGAAAGCTCTTAACGACTGTTGCCATGCTGACGGCAATGACGGCGGCGAGTCAGGGTGCTGTCCTGGACTGGAACTTCCAGGATCATCTCGGCGTGCTGGGCAACACGCAGACCTTCTCCGCTGGTGGGAACAATCTCACAGCGCGAGGGTTCACGGCCGGCGATGTCGCGACTGCGCTCTACGGCAAGAACGGTGGCGGTGACGAGAATGGTCTCGGCCTCAACAACGATGCGTCCGGCGATCACGAAATCACCGGCGGCAACTTCGTCCAGTTGAACCTGGATGGTATCCTTGGGCTGTTGGATTTCAACAGCTTCACCTTCCAGATGGGTTCGACTACCCAGAACGAAGGTTGGCAGGTGTTCGGGAGCAATGATGCGCACCCGTTCCAGTTCACGCTGCTCGCAAGCTCGACTGATCCGGGTGGACAGGAAGGCTTCCACACCTTGGCCGGTGGCTACGACAACTATAACTTCTTCTATTCCGGTCTTGGTGTGAACCAGTGCGGTTCTGGCTGCAATGCTAACGTGTTGCTGCGGAACTTCGAGGCGACGTTGGCGACTACTCCGCTCCCGGCGAGTGCGTGGCTGTTCGGTACTGGCCTTGTTGGGCTGGTGGGGATGGCTCGTAGGCGTCGTAACCGTAGGCTGGCATAGTACCCGCTCTGCCAGCGTACAGGCCCGTCGGAGTTCCGCCACCCATCGCTACTCCGGCGGGCCACTTGTTTGAGTCACACGGAAGGAGGCAGTCGATGTCTGAGCTTGATGATCTAGATGCGCTCGAAACCATACGGCAGTCTGATCGTGGCAATGGGTCCGCTCGCAGAGGTCGCAACGGTCGCAAGGCTGCCTTGGCGATGTTGGACAGATCACGCAAGAAGCCACTTTGGCTGCGACAGCTACGTCATCAAAGGCGAAAAGCTGTCAAGTGAGGCGACATCGGCCTGCTAAGAAGCGGCGCCATAAGGTGATTGAGCATACGCGAGTCATTCGCCTCAAGGACGGTCGTAAGCGACGCATTAAGGTTAAAGGCAGCGAACGTGGAGGTAAGTAGATGGAAACGCTGGAGGCGCTAGAGATGGCGATTGCGGAGGTACGCAGCCAGTTGGAATGGAGAGGTCCGACAGGTCGTGCGATAGGGCATGTTGTCCTTCCTCGTGAAGTCGCTGAGGTATTGGCAAAGCGATGCGAGGAAAGTTTGCAAAGGCAGAAGAAATGAAACGTGTCACAGGATTCCTTGCTGACGACGGGGTATACTTCGATGCCAAGGAGGATGCCGAGCTATATGAGGCACTTCATGCGCTGGAGTTCTCTGTCAGGAACATAGGGGCAGACCCGGCCAAGTTCATGATTGTGGTTGAGGGCTGCCAGGAACAACTCAGGAGGTACTTAGATGCCAAGGTTAGCTACGAAAAGAGCGAAGCCACAGGTCCGCGACCGGGGGCCGGGACAGCACCAGATAGTATCGATCACGCCAACGACAGCCGCACAGAAGCTGCTGCACCCGTTCTCGAACAGTCGATTGACGAACATCAACACATGCCCGACGTACGGAGCGGTGTCGGCACAGAGGCAGTACGAGACAACGGCTCGGTCGATGGCGCTGGAGGCGGGAGCGTTGATGCACGAAGTGTTCGCCGCGCTCCGCATATGGCAACTACATCGAGTGCAGCTATTGCCGCAGCACGCCCTATCGACAGCAATACGTTTGTTCGGCAGGCCGAAGCAAGAGAAAAGCTACTTCAATCAAGAGTTTGACTCAAACAGATGGCGCAAGTGCTGGGCTAAGGCGAATGATCAGAAGAACGATCGTGAGTCGATGATGGTACTTGCGTTCGAGATGCTGCGTAGTAGTGGCTGGGAGGATAGTCTAGAGGACAAGATCAGGACTGTAGGCAACATGGAGATGGCATGCATTGTGTACATCGATACCATTTTGCCTACCTTGTCCAACTTCCCGATTTACGTGCAGGACAAGAAGAATCCAAACTCTGTCGTTGGAATTGAAAACACGTTCGATGTGGTGCTGACGTACGACGACGGTAAGCAGTTTAGGTTCATCGGGACGTTCGATGGCCTGACGTACAACAATGCCAAGGGGTTCTCTACGCTCGAAGACAACAAGACAGCATCGAGACTGGACGCAGGTTGGAAGGCGTCGTTTCAGTTGTCGAACCAGGTGACAGGCTACCTTGCCTGTGCCGCATCTGTGTATGGGTTCGACATCTACAACGCACGCATCCTAGGGCTCAAGATCAAGCCGACAGGCAAAGGCGAAGATGTGTGGCCTTTGGTGACGAATAGGACAGGCGAACAGCTACAGCGTTGGGCGTTCTGGTTCAGGCACACGGCGGAGATGTACGAGCAGTACAAGGACAACTATGAGCATGCGCCTCGGTATACGCATTCGTGCAATCGGTACTTTCGACCATGTTCGTTGTTGTCGTTCTGCTGCGACACCCAAGATGGCAGGGTCGAGCAATGGAACGAGATGGTCCCTGCAAAGTCAAGCCCATCGGAGCTAGCAGCGGAAGGAGACTGACATGAATGTGGTTATCGTGGACGAACTGCTCGACGCGATACATGCAATCGAAGAGGATACGCCAAGGCTTGGTGACGTAGATGCAATCCTTGGCGCGGCTATGTTTATCGGTGCGCGGCTTGAGCGTATAGCTGTGGCACTGGAACGGACCGCAGCAGTGCATGAGAGAATTGAGCGTTTGACTCAAACAACGCAGACGCGGGGAACAGAGAGGTAGACCATGGCATTGCTGCCCTTCAAGATAGGGCCAGTTGCTGTAACGTCTGGAGCAGAAGCGCCTCGAAGAATGGCTGTGCTCATATGGGGACCATCCTCTTGTGGAAAGACCACCTTCGCGGCAACAGCACCTGGGAACAAACTGTGGCTGTCGTTCGGCGACCAAGAGCATGTGTCAGTCGCGCATCGTTCTGATGTTCGCGTGGCTGACTTGTCAGGACTCACACCAGAGGAGATATTCAAGCACGGGAAGAGCGACAATCCTTTTGGATTAGACCAGATACTCTCGCAGCATACTGACATCAAGACAGTTGTGTGTGACTCAGTAACAGCGTTAGTGTATATGGCATTGCAGCGGTCGGTAGAGATGGGCATCGGAGCAGGTAGACGCGGTTTCATCCCGACGGTTGAGGAGCCAGGGCAGTCTGCGTACGGTGCTCGCAATGCCTTAATGCTGAAGGTGCTGACGGGATTGCTCAGGGTGACTGCGAAGCATGGAGTACATCTGATCGCCACTGCGCACGAAGCCGATCCTGTGATGGAAATTCGCGACGGTAAGGAAGTTGTGAGTCACATAAGCATCATGCTTGGAGGGCAGTTGGTCAACAACGTAACATTTCGTCTGTCGGAGATATGGCATATGTCAGCAAACAAAGAAAATCGAAGGCTGGCGGTGCGCTCGGTACGTCTTCGAAGACCGATGAAGTCTCGTATGTTTTCGAGTAGCAGCGAGGCAGAGTTTGAGTTGAGGTACAATGCGGAATTGCCTGACAAGGGCCAGATGACCATCGCGAGGTGGTATGGTGAATGGGCCAAGAAGGGCATGAAGATTAACCCGAACGGCTCAGGACAGTGAGTATCTGAAACCCACTATAAGCAGGTTCTGTCCGACTTGCTCATCAGGAGGAATTGTAATGATTGACGACGGCGAAAGCCTTGACGTGATCGAACTGGAGGAGTCGCTCTCTGATATTGAGCGCCCTGCAGAACTGCCGCCCGGAATTTACGTGGGCGAAGTCCAGGACGTGCAGGTTGGTACGTCTGCCAAGGGTAATGCGTACTACGCGGTCAGGTTCATCATCCTGCCCGATGAGATTCCTGCTGACATTCAGGACGACTTCGAAGACGGCGCCGTCCTGTTCTGGAATCGGCAAATCAAGCCGAGGGACGGCAAAGACCGTCGTGCGCTGTTCAATCTGCGCAAGTTCGTTGAGGCCCTTGGGCTGGATGCGAACACTACGTCGATTGACCCGAACGATTGGATGGGCTGTCGTGCCCGTCTGAGGGTTCGGCAGACTGTCAACCCTCGCGATCCGGCGTCTGGAAAGCGTGCCGAGATTGCATCGGTTGAGCCGCTTGAGGAGGCGGCACCGGCTCGCGCAAGGGAACCGGAAGTCGAAGAGGAGACAGCACCGCCTGCGCGTAGGGCAACCCGCGCTCGTCGATAAGTAATGCAGGCGCTGCGGGGGCGACTCCGCAGCGCCTTCTCTGTATCGCTTGGAGGGTGTTTGAGTCACACAGGAGACAGCAAATGAGTGTGGATTGGATTCGAGACAGGATTGTTGCGGCGTTAGAGAAAGTCAGTGATGATGCTGTACAGAAACAGGCAGACGCGATTATGCGATTACTGGAAGAGACAGCAAGAGAGCCAGATACGTATCATGCGTTTGTGGGATACCTGAATACGCTGCGATTGGAGGGGGAGTCTGAGCGTATGGCAGACCTGTTCAGAGAGGCACGGGAGCGCGAAGATGGTTGAGGCAATCCAGCTACGGCTTGGGGAATCTGTCATCAAAGGCGTGTGCCAGATTGTTGTCAGGATTCGTCTTGACGACAGGCGCGATGTTACGGAGGCGGCAAGGTTGCTGAAGATTACCCAGGCGCAGTTCACTCGTAATGTGGTGGTTCAGGCGGCAAGAGCAGTCCTGGCAGAGGCGAAATCTGAGGAGGCAGCGTAATGCGTGCTAGAGTAGTAGCGACCAAGATAACGCTCGGTGATCTGAAGCCGGGCGATTTGTTCTCGTACAGCGATGGGACCAATTGGAACAGTGCGATGGCAGAGGATGCTCCACCACAGGCGCTTATATGCACGAATACAACAGATGCAGCAGCGTTGCGAGAGGATACGCTCTACGTGTATCGTCTAACCATAATTAAGGAGAGTGTTGATAAAGACGGTACGAAGGTTCAACAACGGGACGCGCACATGTCGGCAGTGCTTGATCCGAATGCTCCTCCGGGCGTAGTGAAGGGACGATAGCATGAGTGAGCAGAATCTGAGTGGCGAGCAGGAGCATGCAATCGAGATGTGCTGCGATGTGACCAATCGTATCGCAGGGGTTACGGGTGGGGCAGGCACAGGCAAGACGCTAGTGCTTGGGCATGTGTATCGAGAACTAGCCAAGAGGTACAAGGTTGCTCTGTGCGCTCCGACAGGCAGAGCAGCCAAGCGCATATACGAGCTTACCGGCATCCAAGCGAAGACGATTCACAAGCTGTTGGAGTTTCCGCAGCCTGGCAGTGATCCGCTATTCGGTGACGGTGATGAGGAAGTCGAGAACATACACGAGCCGAGACGGAACGCAGCCAACCCATTCGAGGAGTTCGTCGTTCTCGTTGACGAGTCGTCTATGGTGGGGCCTGAGCTATACAGGCAAATGATAAATGCGCTTCAGAAGAAGGGAGTAATCAGGTTCTTTGGGGACAACAACCAACTGCTCCCGGTCGAGGAGGGCGATCCACCGTTCAGGACAGTGCTAGAGAAGTTCCCAGCAGTGAAGCTGACGTTCAACTTTCGGTCAGGCGATGAGATTGTCAGTAACGCGTACCGGATACTGCATGGACAGGTGCCAGTCCGCAGTCCGAGATTCGATGTTTGGTATACAGACTATCCCGTGTTGGCATTGATTAGGCATATGGAAAAGCATCCAGAGTTCGGAGATGATAGCAGTCAGATCATCATGCCTACTCGCAAAGGGAACGTCGGGACGCTGCGTATCAATCCATCCATACAGGTGAAGTTGAACAAGGGTAAGGAACTGCTGCGACTACCGAGGTTCGACAAGCACGAGAACGAGTTGGTTGTACGCGCGAATGACAAGTTTCTATGGGTCAAGAACGACTACGCGCTGTCCATGTTCAATGGCGAGATTGGGCGTGTGGATAGAATTGATACGGAGGATGGAACGTTGTGGCTGAAGAATGAGGATGGACGGTGTATCGAAGTGCCGCCGAGCATTCGCACATACAACACGTACCTGCGATGCGTAATCAATTACGATCCTCGTAAGCAGATCGAGTTGGGCTACGCAATCACGACGCACAAGTCCCAAGGCAGTGAGTTCGAGCAGGTGATTTACTGCATATCGGCAGCGTCGGCATTCCTGCTGAACCGCAACAACTTTTACACAGCCATAACGCGAGCCAAGAGTAAGGTGATTGTCATTACTGATCGTCGTGCCATGATGCTCGGCTTGCGAAGGGAGAATCGTGTGTGAGTCAAACATATGTGATCTTCACAGGTCCGTCACAGAGCGGGAAGACGCTTGCCGCATCGTTGCTTGTGGCGGCGTTTCGAAGTATGGGCCTGCTGGCTATGCATCACTCATTCACGTCTCCCATGAGGCAGTATCTTGGCGCGCTGTTGGGTCGAAAGGCAAGTGCGATCAGACTGGAAGAGTCAATGGGGGAGTTGTTGTGGAAGACGC